CGCATTGGCGTGGATAAACTCAACGGGCTGTATCGGCATATCTTTGTAGTGATTACCGGATACTTGTGTTTCTAATGCGCTCATTTGTTCTCCAAGTCGTAAAACGTCACGCCTAGCTCACTGGCTGCATAAGCTTCAACCTGCGAACAGAATTCGCCGAACTCTGATGTAGTTAAACCTGTACTGCTTTTACCGATTACTTCGCCATTTGGCAGCTCAATCACACCGATAAACTTCCTCTTTGCAAGTTCATGCCATATCTCAGCCGGGTATAGCTTTCCGTTTACTGTGGCTTGCTCTGCTATCTGAGCTAATACACCTTTACCCCAATAGCGTCTGTTCTGTGGCGGAGTTCTCTTTCTTTTCGCAATTGTCAATACCCACCTATGACCGCCTTGCAAGACTTCAGTTAAGAATGGGAACACTTGAGACTTTATTGCTGCCCAGGCTTGCTGCCTATTATGCAATTCAATTGTCAAAGATTCAGACATTTATTAAATGCTTTTATATTGTGCAACCAATGTGAAGCTCTCTCTTTTTTTCAACATACCTTTGATGCGCAAGTTCTTTTGTCTTATAAGTTCCCAAGCAATATCTTTGGCCGTCTACTGTAATAACAGCTTGCCATTGCTTATGGTTTTTTTGAACTCCAAGATAACCAACGTGACTATCTTTATGACTTGCTTTTTGATTTTGACAATTTACAGATTGGGTTACATCTCGTAAATTTTGGATTCTGTTGTCATCCCTTATGCCATTTATGTGATCTGTTTTCATTAAAGGATGTTCGCCATTCACATGAAGCCAAACCAATCGGTGAACAAAATATAAAATGCCATCAATCCTAACAACCAAATATCCATCTTTGCGCTTGCAACCAGCTTTTTTTCCAGAAGTTCTCCAATAAAGCTCTCCTGTATTTGGGTCACAGTTAATAAGCTCATCAAGACGCTGTTTTGTGAGTGTTGCATTCATATGCTTATTGTAACCGTGTTTGTAACCTTTTTGCTTTCTTTGCAAAAACTGTTTTTATCCTTGTCAAATAATTAACCGAATAACTGATAACTTGGTTTTGCGTCCTTAACCATTCCACTTTATCAGCACCAATCTTTATTGTTAGCCTTGGTTCATATTCGCTAAGGTTTCCACTTTTCCAGTTGTTGCACACACTACATGCTTTATGTATGTTCCAAAGATTAAACCTTACCGCCGAGGCTGCACCAACACTGCGAAAGTGCGAAGCGTGCCATTGCCCGTCCCATGTTGCAGGCTTATCGCAACTCACACACCCTAAATGCATGTCGCGCAAGCGAACATAACGGTTAACTTCTTTTTGCGCTTCTTTTGCCCAGTCAGCACGGCTTTTCAACTTCTCACGCTTAACCTTGTCAGCCTTTACCGTTTCCCTGCGTTCTTTGGCATGTTCTAGCGCAATTCTCTTATCAACCATACCCAAGGCACAACCAACCGAACAAACGGCTTGGAGAGGCTTATTTGGTGTGAACAGTGTTTTACACACCTTGCACTTTTTTTGCTTTAGCTGCTTCAAGCCTTTTTCTGACTTCTGCGAGAAGACCTCGGTACAACCCGCTAGGGTCGTTGTCCAGTTGGTTAACTCTGTCACGGCAGTAGTCGCGCCATCCTGGATCTTGGGCAAGATCGGTGTAATTGGCTGCGGCTTTTTGAAATTCATGATCGCTGTTCACGGCTTTTAGAATTGATCGTCATGACTGAAACCCCTTTTAACTGTTTGAACCGAATTCGCAGATGGTATTTCTCCTGCCCATGAGTCGAATCTTGTGCATTCACCGTGATAAAAAGAATGTATGTCTCCGGTTCGCCCCTGACGATTCTTGGCAACACGTAACAAAGCATAGTTATTAAACTTATCCCCTGCTTGTGGATTTGCAACAATTTGGCGATGAATAAATGCCACAACATCGGCATCTTGTTCAATTGCGCCCGAGTCTCTTAAATCGTGTAGCCCTGGCGTGCTGTTTGCTCTGTCCATTGCTCCGCGATTAACTTGGGCGAGACAAATTACAACAATGTCAAGCTCTTTTGCTAAAGCTTTTAATCCACGGCTTATTTCTTCGATCTGATATGCCCTGGGTGCTTTTGAATCAAGTCCTGTCATTAATCCGATGTAATCAACAATTAAAACATCTAAACCTTTCTTTCTTTTTATCGTTCGTGCTTTGCTGCGAATTTGCAGAATGTTCAAACCTGATTTGTCAGAAGCAAAGAATCTCAAAGACCTTGAACGCTCTACCGCTTCAACCACTCGCACATAATCCAATCCGTGCAATTTTGGTCTTTTAAGATGACTAAGCGGAATTCGGCCAAGAATTGCAATCTGTCGGTCTCTCAGGTCGCTATGTGGCATTTCCATCGAGAACATAGCAACTGAGTAATTCTGCGCTGCTTGTAGACCTACAGTCATTCCTAAGGCTGTTTTGCCCATCGATGGTCTGGCACCTATAACAAATAAGTTTCCTCGTTGCATTCCACCATCCAGCATTTCGTCAAGATCGACAAGCCCTGTAGCTATCCCCTGAACTTTCCCCTTTTCTCTGTTGTCCAAAATTGACATATGCAGGATTGCGGCTTCTTCAGAGTCCACCCAATCATCTGAGCTAGCGACCTCTTCAAGTTTTTGCAGGTCGACAAGTACGCTATCAATCCGTTCCTGAGCGGGTTTGTTTGTATCAAACGCAGCCTCTGATAACTTAGCGGCGATCCTGTATAGCTCTCTTGACTTGTGGCGCTCGACAAGCACGTCGACCAACCCTTTAATGCCTTTTGAGCTGTGATCGTGCGAAGCTGCTACCGCGTGTACCTCTTGCAGCGTCATACGCCCTTTTAGAGCCTCTGTGACGGTTACTAAATCTGGGTGCTTCGCTGCGACTATCTCGCGCTGTATCACTCCGAATAATGCCCGATTGTTTGATAACGTAAAAAGCGCTGGCTGCAAGCTGTCAGAAACTAAATCGTAAGCATCAGGCCACGACATGAGGATCGACAAAACCGCATGTTCAGCAATTTCACTTCTAAGTGTGTCGCGCTTTGGTTCTTCGGTGTCGACCAAGTTCATGCGGTGACCTCTTTTGATTCAGCCACACGCATTGCTTGTTGTCCTTCAGTGGTCAAAACATATCCATCTTTTGCTGACCGCCACAACTTAAACCAGTTACCGCGAACTGCTTTTCTGTACACGCTTCTCCAATCCTTGTATTTTTTTGATCCTGGCAATGAATACCGTTGTTTAAATTCAAACCAGCATAGCCTCATGTACTCTATCGGTATTCCTGCTTGTTCAGCATAGTCAAAGACTGGATCTGTTTCAGGTATTGGTTGTTCTCCCATTTCTTTAATTGCTTCTAACCAAGTTTTAAAAGACAAAGAAACAGATGCCCCCGGCGTTTTAGCTGGGGGTATGGGGGTATTTGTATTAGGTACTTTGTAAGTAAGGTTCTTATTAAAGGCGACGGGTTTACCGGGATACGGGTTTTCAGGCGCTGGTGAACCAGTCTCCGGTGAATCATGCGCTGGCTCGTCATACACATGCCATTGACTGCATATTGTTCCGTCAGCCTTGCGATGCTTGACAAGCGACATATAACCAAGCGCAGAAAGTTCTCGTAAAACGCCTTGCATTTGCTCGCGCCCAATTCCAAACTCACGCGCTAATTTTTCGGAGTTTGTTTCCCAGTTATCAGGCCGACTCAAAAGCCTGACAAGCAACCCTAATGCTTTGATAGAAAGCCGCGAATCTTGTGCAACAGCATTTGAAATAATGGTAAAACCACGTTCTTTACGTGGCGATCTAATAATGCTCATGTGATGTTCCATTCACGTTCCAAAAAAGCGCATCGGCAGGCAGTGGAACATTCTGCTTTTCGGGTGGGTAGCTACTCCCAATCCCTATCCGTGGCTGACTGTATTTTACATTAAACTACGTGCCCCCAAGTCTCATATGACAGCACTTTCTGTATTGTGTTTACATGCACTCCCATTCGTTTAGCAAGTGCATCATTGCTTAAATTGTCTTTAATATGTTCACGCAATTTTTGCCGTTGAATTGATGCGCTTCTTATTTCGTTAATCATGTCATCGTTAAGTTTTGATTGGCCTAAGTCTTGACCTCTTAAAGCTTTAGCGCTTGCGTTTTGTAGATAAGTAAACCTATCTACTGTGCCTGGTCTTTTTCTTACAGAACCTAAATGCTTTGAATAGTTAGACTGTGCCATTTAAAGACTTTCCTCTTCAGAATTTAAATCAAATAGCGCTTCTTGTTTAAATGAAGTATCAGAATCAAAGCGGTTTTTGGCTAACTCTAAATTAATCCTTGCTTGCTTGAAATAGCTGTCTTTCAGCTCAATCCCGATAGCTTTTCTACCCATTGAAACTGGGCTGTAAACCTCTGAACCTACTCCCATGAACGGAGTTAATACAACTTCGCCTTCATTGCTGTACAGCTCGACAAGCCGATCAATCACGTCAAGTTGTAACGGGTGTACGTGCTTTTCATCGTCTTCTTCTTTCGAGTCACGAAATGGTAAAACGTTATCAACTCGGATGTCATCCCAAATGCTTGATGCATAACGTTGCCAAATGTAATGGCTTAATTTGTTTGTTCGCGCATCCGTATGGTCTACAAAGTTATTATTTAAATATTCCCAAAGTTGATCTGCTGTAAATTTTGTATCATTTGTACTGTTAAAAATTCGCAGCATTTCAGGGAGTATCGGAGTTTGTCCGTAATATCTTTTGAACCCTTCAGGGTGAGTTACAGGTACTTGGTTTTCTCCGTTACGTGTAAAAATTAATACGTAATCAGGCATTGCAGTGAAGCACTTTGTAGAATCCTCAATAATGAATTTGTGCATAAGGCTTTGAACCATTGTTCTAGTCCTTATCCTTAAGGGCTCTTTCCAAATAGTAATGCGATTACGGTATGTGAATTTGTGCTTTGTGTGAATTGCAATAATTTCATGAGGCAAGTCCCAAAGCCTGCAAGCATGGTCAAAAACATCTGTGCAATGAATCGCGTTTATTCTTCCTGGCTTTGTAACCCTTGCCATTTGTTCTATTAAAAAATCATATTGCTCTAAAAATTGATTCCGTGTATCGCAGTTTGAAAAATCTCTTGGACTGCTTGAATATGCATAAAGCCCACCAAAAGGCGGTGAATTAATTGACAAATCAATTGATGCATCTGGCAATGTTGGCAATACCTCCATGCAGTCAGAGTTAAAAATGCTGTAGTTGTCGGTGTGAATTTGATCTTTGGTTTTCATTTTAAGAACTCCGGAAGTTTGACGGTTTGGGTAAATTCTTTTGCAGTGTATGTAAAGTCTTGATTTGCAGAATTGACAAGATTCTCATGTAGGGCTATAGCCTTTTGTGTTTTTTCTTCAAGAGCAGTCAATACTCTTTCCTGCCCCTCACTAATAACCATGTCGCAGGTGACTTCTGACTTTTGGCCAAAGCGCCAGAAACGGCGGATTGCTTGGTAATACTGCTCGTAGCTCCAAGTAGGAAAAAAGACTGTGTGCTGGCAGTGCTGCCAGTTCAGGCCCATTGAGGTCATCTTGGCCTTGGTGATCAGTCTTTTAATTTCACCCCTAGCGAAGGCAACAAGAATTTCCTCTTTCTTATCAATCGACATGCCGCCGATAATTTCTACTGCGTCACGGTCAAGCGTAGAAAGTAGTGCGCTCTCGTCGTTCAAATTGCACCAGTAAACAGAATTTTTACCGCTTGCCAATGTAACGGCCTGTTCGCATCTATTTTTTACAGTTGTTTTTTGCTCTTCTTTGACCTCACTCATCGTCCTTGCTGGCATAACAAATAGCGAAGTCTGACCATCAATACACCATTGACTATCATTTTTTGTAATGTGCTTGTTAACGTGCAAAGCTGGCAAGTCGTAACCATTGTTTGAAAAACCTAGATCGGACGGTCTCTTAACCATGACAGACCACTGATTGACCCATGCAAAAAAGTCTTTTTCAGCGTGACCCAAAAGCCTATATTTGTTACCAATATTCCGATTGTTGCTGTCCTGATCGTTTTGAGTGCTTTTAAAGAAGCGTCCAAGCATGTCCATATACCCCATATAACCCAATGCCTCGGAGCTGTTGCCAAGCTCTATAAAGTCGTTCGGGCTTGGAGTAGCAGTAGACAAAAACCGATACGGTACTTTTTTTATAAAAGCCACGATCTGATCTCGTGTTTTGCCTGCGAAATTTTTAAGAATGCTTGATTCGTCTAGCATCACACATTCAAAATCATCCGCATTTAGCAAATGCAATCGTTCGTAGTTGCAAACCACAATCTTTGCGTTTAGCTCGCCCGCCTTACTATGAGCTATGTCATACACTCCTATCCGGTTTGCTTCGTCAATAAATTGAAAAGCCACGGCCAAAGGAGTGAGAATCAAAACCCGCTTGTTAGTCTTGCGGATAATGTTCTCAGCTATGACTACTTGCATAAGAGTCTTGCCCAACCCTGTATCAGCAAAAACACCGATACGACCTTTCAAAAGCGCCTTTCCAATAATGTGTTGTTGGAAATCGAAAGCAGAATCAGGCATCCAAACGGGAGCAAACCCGTATGAATCGAGACTTTGCTTTTTCCGAGCGATGAACTCCTGATAGTTCATTTTTTGGTTACCTTTCCGAACCATCCAGGGCGCAACACCCGGATCATGAACTGCCGAGCTTGGGGAACAGTCTCGCCCCATCCTTGTATGGCCTGTGGGGTAATCCCAAGCAGTTCGGCCAGTGCTCGCGCACCGCCTGCTTTATCTATAGCGTCTTGTGTCTTCATATTTTCCTTTGCCTGCCTTAATCTTCGCCAGAGCCAGAGCCATCGCCAGAGCCATAGCCATCGCCATAGCCATAGCCAGAGCCATAGCCAGAGCCATAGCCATCGCCAGAGCCAGAGCCATAGCCATAGC